TTTAATATACATTTATCTGTAGAGTCTAAGAACTTTAAGAAAGAGTATGAGAACTATCTCTGGGATGTTTTAAAAGATGGAACTATAATAAATAAGCCATGCGATAAATGGAATCACTTGCATGATAGCCTGAGATATTGTGTTTATACAGTATGGGGAGATAGATCCAGCTTCTTTGTAATTTAATTTATATTTTTGTAAAAAATAATTTAATGGGAATTTTTGATAGATTTAGGGGTGCTATAAGCAAAAGCTCCCAAGCAACCAATGAAGCATATAATAAATTAGTCTATAGATATATAGGAAATAACTTAATAAGTTCTACAGAGAATGATGATACTTACATCAATAAGGGGTACAGATTCAATTCTACTATATATTCCTTAGTAAATCTATTAAGTAAGACAGCCTCTACTATTCCTTTTCAGGTTTATGAGGTAAAGAATGACAATGAACTCAAGAGATATAAGTCTTTAACCTCTGGGATATATGACAGCTCTAGTCTTTTAAATTCTAAGATAGTACATAAAAAGGCGCTAGTACAAGTAGATGATACTGATCTGCATCAAATCCTAGACAGACCAAATCCATCACAGAGTTATACTAGCTGGATTCAGGAGATAGTAGCTTTTGGATCACTTACAGGAAATAGATACATCTATGGGATAGCTCCAGAGACAGGGCAGAATACAGGAAAGTTTCAGGAGCTTTATGTTTTGCCTAGTCAGGTAGTAGAGATACATAGTGGAGGCTTAATGAAGCCAGTCAAAGAATATACTCTAGAATATAATGGGACATACAAAATACCAGCTGAGCTGATCTGTCATATAAAGAATTATAATCCTTACTATGATGGCTCTGGGTCTCATCTTTATGGGATGAGTCCATTAAAAGCAGGACTTAGATCTATGGATGCTAATAATGAGGCGCTAACTACTGGAGTAAAATATCTACAGAATCAAACAGCTAGAGGGATGCTGGTGTCTGATGAAGGGGATATAACAGAATCACAGGCTAAACAGCTAAAGGATAAGTTTAGAAATACCTATCAAGGATCAAATAATGCTGGGGATGTTATTATAACTCCCAAAAAATTATCATGGGTAAACTTTGGACTCAATGCCTCAGATCTATCTTTGATCGAGCAGTACAATGCAACTATAAAAGATCTTTGTAATATCTACAATATACCAGTTCAACTTCTTAATAATACGGATTCTGCTACATACAACAATATGAAAGAGGCTAAGAAAGCCTTATATCAGAACGCTGTAATCCCTGAAATGGTTAAGATCAGAGAAGAGCTTAATAGATGGCTTACTCCTAAGTATGGAGATAAGCTATATATAGATTTTGATTTTAGCGCCATTCCAGAACTACAGGAGGAGACTGAAAAGATAGTGGGACAAATGTCTCAGAGCTGGTGGCTGACTCCGAATGAGAAAAGAGCTGCTATGAATTACGGAGTAGATGAAGAGGCTGATAAAATGAATCAGTATTACATTCCAGCCAACTTACTTCCTTTAGATCCTAGTAGTGATATTGATGATATAGCTGATCTTATAGAAGAGCAGAAAATGCAAAAGACAGAAGTGAGGGGTATGAATGATGTATTCACCACAATAAGAGAGGCTAGAGATAGAGCTGAGCAAATGGGAGGAAGCGGTTATCACCAACACCTTCACGATGGCAACACAGTATATATGCCTTTTGAAACTCATGAGGAGTATGAGGCAGCTAAGGAGGGGAGGCTGGATGAGTATTATACAGATAGAGCCTCAGAAGGGGATCATATGGATTTTGATGATGCTGTTTATGAAATGTATGATATGGAATTAAAGGCGCCTCAAATAAGCGCCAATATGGAGACAGCTCTTAGAAACAAAGTGGATGATCATAATGAGAAGTATGGAGATGATCCAGCAAAGAGAGCTACTTATTCAATGCTGGCCAGATCCTTTGTTAGAGGGATAGGAGCTTACAGAACTAATCCCAGCTCAGTCAGGCCGAACGTAAGCAATGAACAGCAGTGGGCGCTAGGAAGAGTCAATGGGCTGCTCTATGCTTTAAGGAGTGGGAGGTTTAGATCTACAGCTTATGACACTGATCTACTTCCAGAAGCTCATTCATTGTCATCAAAAAAAGAAGTAGAAAATAAGAAGTATGATAATTATCCTCAAGGCGCTACTAATAATGCTCAGAGAGTTTTAGACTGGGATGATAAGTATGAACTAAGGGGTAAGATGGGAACTGATACTGGATGGGCTAGAGCCAGACAGTTAGCAGCAAGGCGCCCATTGAGCCAGTCTGATGTTAATGAGATCTACAGCTTTTTAAGAAGGCATGAGCAGAATGCTGAAATAGCTGAAGAGTTTAGAGGAACTCCTTGGAATGATAAGGGCTATGTTATGTACAATGCTTGGGGAGGCAGAGCTATGCTTTCTTTTGTAGAGAGAAATAGATCAGCTAATCAAGATGACTAGGTGGAACTTAATACAAAAAAATTCAAAGAATCATGGAGGGAAGCCTTTTTAGGAAGGCTAGAACTCAATGAGAAGAAGCAAGTCTCTAGATGGAAGAGATACCTTAAAGGCGAATACTTCAAAGGGGTTGATTCTTTTTTAAATACTGGATCTGAGAGAGAATTTACTACACTATTTCAAAGACCAGATATAGAAAATCTATACATAGAACTTTATGAGGAGGTAGGCTTAGACTTTGCTAAGTGGTATGCTAGGAGCTTTGATAAGTTTCTGGAGAAGCAGGCTGGAAATGAATCTACTTGGCGGACAACATTCTCAAGGATAGGGCAGACAGAAGCTGGAAGTAAAATATCTATAGTGGCTGGAACTGCTCTAAAAGAGCTTAAAAAAAACATAGGTAACTTATTTAAAGATCCAGAGTTTCAGTCTCTGGGTAGGAAGCAGCAAGGCAGGATCCTACAGAATAGATTCAAAGGTATTACTGAGTATCAAGCTCAAAGGATCGTAAGAACTGAGGCAACCTCAGCAGCTAATGAGGGAATAATGCAATCAGCTCAGGATATATTTCCTAAAGCTAGTCTAGTAAAAGAATGGATCAGCTCCCAAGATGGGAGAACTAGGTCATTCAATAGAGGAGACAAATCTGATCACCTAAATATGAATGGCAAAGTAGTAGGCTTTGATCAGACTTTTGCAGTTCCAGAACTTGGTAGGGTGGTACAAATGAAAAAGCCAGCTGACTTTAGATCTGGAGCCTCAGCTCATAATATTGTGAATTGTAGATGCTCTGTAGCTGTATATCCGAAAGAGGGAGCAGAAGTTAGGGAAGGAGTTTCTCTTACTGGTTTAGGAGGAGGAGTAAGCGCCAGAACTAGCCAGCTCATAGGAGATGAGATAGTAACAGCTAGGAAGCCAGATCCTGTAGCGCCTATAAGAGAGTCAGCTGAATCTGTCAAATTAACATTTAAAAACAGAAAAGAGGCGTCTGATTATTTTGTAAATAAGTTAGGCGGCAAATATTCAAATTTTGATGGGGTAGATTTAAAAATAGTAGAAAACTATATAAATGCTTATGCTAAAATAAAAGACAAGTTTAAAGGTTTACAACTTAATAATTTTAGTGGAATTAAAGGATTTAGAAATGATGTAGTCAGAGATATATTTGATGAATACTTAAAAAGCACAGCATTTAATAGACAAGCTGATAGATGGGGATATGAAGCATATTCTAAAAGAATCAAGTCATTGATTAAGAAAAATTTACGAATTTCAAAAGTAAATAGTAATACAGTAGCCTCCTATCATCACTACAATTCAAACTATAAGCATCCGCTTTTTAATGTAAATGTAGATCTTAGTAAGTATAGGGGGATAATACATAAAAGCAAAGATAATTTTGAAAGGGCATCATCTACTGGTAAAAGGTTAGAAGATGAAAAATGGTGGAGCAAGGGCGCATCAAGTCCAGCGCACACACCTACTCATGAGTTAGGTCATGCTATAGATTATGAAATAGAATTTCATAAAGAAAAAGAATTTCTGAGATTATATGAGAAGTATAGATTAAAAGGTAAAGATTACAGATCAGGTAAGTTTACACATAACACATACATAAGGGATGAGCTTTCTGAATATGGCTCTATTAATGAAAAAGAGGTTATAGCTGAGTCTGTAGCTGAATATTTTACAAGTGATTCACCTAGACCAATGTCTGTAGAAGTTACTGAAATGCTTATGAGATACTGGGAAAAAAATAAAAACAGAAAGATGTTTAAGGATAAAAATATTATTGATCAAGAATTTCCTATTATTCCTTTTGGTGGAGCGCATAAGCCAGACAGTGATTATGTCGAATTACCAGACAGTGCAGATTTTTAAAATATTAATATCTTTGTAAAATGAAAAATATATTATTTAAACAAGCTCCCATGGGGGAGCTAATTGATGCAGATGATAAAGCTGGAATAGTTAAAGGCTATGCCTCTGTTTTTGATAACGTTGATTCCGATGGGGACATAATTAGAAAAGGCGCCTACCTCAAAACAATTTCAGAGAATGGCTCCAGAGTCAAGTATCTCTATCAGCATGAAATGGATAAGCCAATAGGCAAAATGAGATTGCTAGAAGAGGATCAGAAGGGATTAGTCTTTGAGGCTGAGATAGCCAAGACTACTCTGGGAAAAGATGTAATGGAATTAATCAAGGCTGGAGTGATCACTGAGAACTCCGTTGGGATTATGCCAGTAAGAAAAGAAATGAATGCTCAGAATAAGAGAGAGATCTATGAGGTCAAGCTCTTTGAGGTTTCTGCAGTAACTCTAGCCGCTAATGATGAGGCTAAAATAATGGATCACAAAGGAAACTATGATCCGACTAAAGTAGCTGATAGATTTGATAAAATTGCTAAGCTGCTAAGAAAAGGAAATATCTCAGATGATCTAGGCTTTGCCCTAGAAGCTGAAATATATAAGCTCAAAGGAATATTTCAAACATTCACCCTGCCAACTGTAGAAGTTACAGAGCCGATAGAAGTTAAAAACGATGAGCTAGATTTTTTAACTCAAGTGTATAATAATTTAAAATAATTTAAAATGTCTGAAATTCAAAATCAATTAGACAAGATCGGAAATCTTGTCGATGAGAGAATAGAGAAGGCCTCTGGACAGATTAAAGATAACGCTAGAAATGAAATTGATGGCGTACTAAAATCTGAAATCCAAAACCTATCTAATGAGTTTGTCGCTAAATTTGATGAGCAAACTAAAAGAATGGATGCTGTAGAAATAGCAGCCAAAAAAGATGCTGAGTCATCTATGAAACTATCCTTTAAAGGTCAAATAGAGAAAGCTGTCAATGATGGCGCCCTAGAGGGAATCAGAAAAGGAACTCACAATGGAGCAAGGTTTGAGCTAAAGTCATCTGATATGACAATGGCTAATACCTTTACTGGTGTAGTCGCTGGAGAGCAAGTGATCGAAGATTTCAAATTTGATCCATCTAGAAAAGTCCATATCAGATCATTGATTCCTAATGGATCTACTGATGCTCAAACTGTAAGATTCCCTAAAGAATCTGCTTACACTGACAATGCAGCTGCTACAGCTCAAGGATCAGCGCTAGGACAGTCTGACTTTGATGTAACTGCAACTTCAGTAAATATGGAGAAGATTGGAACTTTTATGAAAGTAACTGATGAGCTTTTGAGTGATACAGCTGGTCTATCTTCTTATCTAGCTGCAAGAGTACCTAATAAAGTACTTTCTGTAGAGGATACTGAGATTCTAAATGGAGATGGATCTAGTCCAAATCTAGATGGACTCTTTACTGATGGAGCTGCTTTTGTAACATCTGGTGGAGCTTTTGATGATGCTGTAGAGTCAGCTAATGAGTATGATGTTATAGTAGCTGCTTTGAATCAGTTAGCTTTGTCTAACTATCAAGCGGATACTATCTTATTGAATCCTACTGATTTGCATAAGATCGTATTATTGAAATCTACTGCTAATGAATACCTAAGACAGCAAATCTATACAGGACTACAGCCTACTATCATGGGCATTCCTGTAACGATCAACACTGCTGTTACAGCTGGTAAGTTTTTGACTATGGACTCAAGAGCAGCAACTCAATACTGGATTAGAGAGAATCTAGGAATTGAGTTCTCTAGAGAAGATGGAACAAACTTCCAGAGTAATTTTGTAACTGTAAGAGCGCAGCTTAGAGCTGGTCTTACTAACTATGCTCCCAACGCTATCGTGCAAGGGACATTCTCAACAGCTAAAGCAGCTTTAGAGACTCCATAATCTAAGGAGCGATTAATTAAAGGGGATCTTTGTGATCCTCTTTTTTTTACCCCTGCCCTAAAAAAACTTTAAAATAATTAAAAAAAGTTTTGGTGGAATAAAAAAAGATTGTAGTTTAGCAGATGTAAAACAACAACAACACTAGAAATTATGGAACATTTAAGATTTAACAGACACGAAATTTTTACTCAAGAGGACAGAACTGAAGTATTAGATATACTTTCAGAAGTATCTAGAGAGGCTT